TAACGTAAATAAACGGTTTTGTGCTGGTCGAGGTGACGGGACTTGAACCCACGGCAAAAGTTATTCAAACTACGTTTTTACGCTGTTTTATATTTTTCATGTCATATTTCGTGTCATATATGTCCTGAAAATAGTCATCAATGGTTTGGTCAATACGCTGGCGGTCTGTATCAAACGTTTGCTGATATACCGATTTCAATGTGCTGGTGTTACTCCAGCCGCCACGTTCCATAGCGTATACATCAGGGATATTTAGTTTCGCCATGACGCTGGCGTTGATGTGGCGTAGATCGTGAAATGTGATCTGATAGCCTGCCGATCGCATTGTTTTGACGAAACGGCCGTACACCTGTTTTCGGGTGTAGGCCACAACATAATCATCGGGTTGCAAGTTTAGGCTGTCTATTAGATTTACTATCGGCTGCCCTAGCCGTAGCTGTCGGCGACTGTTGTAGGTCTTAGCCTGCTCTTTGTCAATTATTTCCTTGCCAACTGTGACACGCACCTGCGACAGTGTCAACACATCACCACATAGGTCCTTGCGACGGATACCCAGTATTTCCGACATACGCATACCGCCCCATACAGCCAACAGCACAGGAATTTCTATATCTGACCCACGGAACAGGTCCACTACGGTTTCAACATCAGGCAGAATTTTAAATTTTTTCGTTTTGGACGGCAAACGAATTTTTCCTAGCCGTATATCCACGTCATAGTATGACATAACAGCTGTAAAAAAACCATAGATGTTATGAACAGTTTTCGGCGATTTATCAACGGTCAAACCGTTTACCCAGTCCTGCACTAGCTGCGGCGTAACCTCGTCAATCGGAATATCTTTCAGCCTGTCAACATTGTTGCGCAGGATAGTCTGATAGCCGTGTATCGTGGTGGGTGATAGCACAGGCGTTTTTATTTTGATATATTCTTCAGCTGCGGTCTGGAATGTTATTTGCTGGTTTTCTTCGTCCTGACATTTTATCAGCCATTCCGCCGCCGCAAGCTCGGCGGCTTTTTTCGTTTCGGCCGTGAACGATTTGTATTTACCGGTGTTTTTATCGTACACTCTCACACGATAACTTCCGCTCGGCAGTCTTTTCGCTGTTGCCATGTAAAATTCCTCCTATTATCTTGACAATGTTTTCAATTTATGATAAAATAATAGGGTACTTCCTACTATAGTATCATCTCTTGCTAGGTTTGGCTGTACACGCCCTCACAGGTCGCTCTGTGGGGGCTTTTTTATTATGGGGTGTTTATCCGCCACACACCTTGCAAGGCTTATAGCCTGCGTTTTGTGCGTCCTGTAGGTTCATTGGCGTGCAGGTATCATCATAGTATCTGCATGATTTGTTGTGATACTTGTCGCCCGAAGCCGTGATATATACTATCGTTTCGGCTGGATCCTGTGTGGTAGTTGTCACAGGGGGTGCTTCGGTGGTGGTTTCAGGCTCTGCGGTGGTAGTGGTTGTTGTGGTGGTGGTAGTGGTGACTTTTTCACCCATGTCAACCGTTATCGTTATAGGGTCAGATGTCACACCGTCATATGTGGCGGTCACGTCTGCAAAGCCGTCTTTCAGGGGTTTCACGTCATAGGTGACATATGCACCGCTATCATCATATTCTAACTGACAAACGTCAGGATTGCTGATTTCAATTTTTATATCTTTCGAATCAACGTCCTCTGCGTCGGTTTCACCTGTGATTCGCAAATAGATTATGTGGCTATAGTCACGATTATAGTCATTCAGTGCGATAGAATAGTTGTCATTAGTCCATTCAACCTTTGTCGGTCGCCTATAGCCGAACAGGTGTGCTATTCCATAGACTATGACCGATATAGCACAGAAAATGATTATCACCAGTAGGCAACCGCCCTTTGACGTGCTACTTGCTTTACGGCCGTGAGAACTACGGCTTGACGGCTTCCTGCCTCCTGACGTTGATACATATGACAGCCCTGTGCCTGGTATACCGACAGACTTTGTGCGTCGCCCTGAGCTGTTGACACTGTATCGTGCGCCCTTTCCGCCAACACTCAAACCGACGGATTTTTTATTGATATTCAATTTCGCACCGTTGCCAATTTTGATTGATTTTCTAAAACGTAATCCCATGGTTTTTACCCCTTTTCTTATAATCACGGCTCTTGTGGGCATACTAGCCCTTGAGGTGATATATATGATATACGAAACACATTTGCGTGATATACGTCGCACACAACGTCTGACACTGCGCCAGCTATCCGAACTATCGGGCGTTAGCTTTTCCGAAATAGACCAGATAGAACACTATAACGTTGATCCACGCATTTCAACGGCTGTGCTATTGGCTAAATCGCTAAAATGTGGACTTGACGATTTGTTCAGTTTCAACAAATAATGTTCAATATTATAAACACGCTTGCATTTTATGTCATAAAAATGCTATGATTTACACATAGCCTATATATGTGTGTTTCATGTATATTATAGCATTTTAACGCATATTTTGCAATACTTTTTGACGTGTTTTTATTTCAGTCCGATTTTTCGGACAGTACATAAAAAAGGTATTGACAGCCGTGATTACATGGTATATAATAGGCTTATCGAACATACGTTCTATAAATTACAGGAGGAGTACATATGACAGAGGAAGAAAAGAAATTGCAAACATTGGTGGAAATTTTGAAGACCCTTTACGAAATCCAAGAAATCCGTGACAAAAGAAAAAGGAGCATTACTGCTCCTCTCTCCACTTTAGATACTTGACGTACTCTAATGTTTCGCTCAGGCTCTCGGGCTTTAAGAGTTTAACATATTTTACAAGTTCAGCCATTGTATCTGTATTCGGACTATCGTCAATTCCTAGTATATAATCGGTAGATACACTATAGAATTTCGCCAAAGCTATAAGCTGGTCGGTATTTATATCGGTTCTGCCCGTTTCATAGGTGCTGTAAGTTTGGGCTGCGATACCTAATAGCTTTGCAATCTGTGCTTGGCTCAACCCTCGCGAATCTCTGAGTTGACGTAGTCTTTCAGGTAGTTTCATCATTTTCACCACCTCTCTACATCTATAATTATACTACAAAATGTAGAGTATTTCAATAGTTATCACTAAAATTTGTAGAGTTGCACAAAAAGCAACTCTATTTTTTGTAGTTTTTTATACTACAAAATGTGTTGACATTCTCTATATTTTGTAGTATACTAATAAATGTAGAGAGAACCGCTACAAAACATAGAGAGGAGTGAAAGCAATGACTGAACGAGTTTTAAAGTATCCAGCGCTTGACCAAATCAGACGTTTTAAAGGTCTTACAGTAGATGACCTGATGTCAAAAATGGGATATTCAAGAGATACCTATTATAAAGTTTGGCAAGCACCAAACGGCAACATTAAAAGTTGTGACCTGGTTAAGTTGCACGATATTTTCGGCATATCAACCGACAGCATTTTAGGCCTAACGCCGTTTGAAATCGTCGGATAATGGAGGTGTAAAAATGCCTGCAAAGAAAATGACCGCCAATGACGTGATATCCAAACGGCTGAGGTCTATCAGAGCCGACAATGATATCACACAGGCAAAAATCGCAAAACGGCTGAGCATGACACAGACAGCCGTAAGCAGGTGGGAACGGCAGTTCGGCACCATGAATGCTGAACAAATCGTAACGTACTGCAGGATAATCGGGGCGAACCCCGAAGAAATCTTCGCAGAATACTGCAAGGAAAGGAGCGTAAAGAAATGACTAACATGATAGCAACGCTGGAAATCGTCAGATTCGTGGCTGCAATAGCGTTATGTGTGGCGCTATTCGCACTGGCGGTCTACGGACTATATCGAAACATCAAGGAGACCGCCGAAACCGCAATCCGTGAGGAGCTGGAGCAGGCAATCAAGGAAGCTTCAAAGCCTGTGGTCAAGGTCGAGATTTCCACAAAGGGTAGGTGGTAAAATGGCGGATAGTACATTCATAGCCTGCATAATAGGCGCAACAATCGTGATACTGACAGTTTTCTATGCCATGATACTGTTCATAGCCTGCATTATAGACCAGCACAAATGGGAACATGAACGCAGCTATGATGATGAAAACCACGACGAAAACAGCGACGGCAGAGTTTAGATTTGCAATGCAACGGATTAGCTATGAATAGCATTGACTACGGCAAAGCGAACCTGTGAACGGCTACGAAATGCGAAGGTGTTGATTTGAACAGCTAAGCAACGGCAAGCTGTGAGGTGAGGAGCTAGGGCTAGGTATGCACAGCACCGTTTAGATAAGCAAAGGCAAAGCTAAGTTCCGACAAGCAAAGGCGAGGCGAAGTTTTGACAAGCAACGAGAGGTAAAGGCATAGCAGGGTGCAGATTGGCGGTGCCATGCAAAGAAATGGCATTGATTAGCAAAGGCATTGAGAAGCATAGAGACGCAAGGGCATAGCAGCGATTAGCAAAGGAACTGCAGTGACTAGCAAAGGCGTAGTTCGGCACAGTATGGCGTCGAAAAGCAAGAAAAAAATAAATTTAACATTTAACGGAGGTCAAAAGACATGAGCATGAAAAAAATCAAAGTAAAGTTGACGTTCACCGAAGAGATTTTGGGAACGGCAAACGCAACAACCACAATCCACGATGAGTATATCGCATCGAAAGCACCTGACGCAAAGAGCCGTGAGGAAGAGATAGCCGCACTTGGTGTAGCGGAAGTGGTCGAGAAGTCCATGACAGTATTTCCAACATTGGAAGACGGCACACCATTTCTCTGGGACTATCAGGTAAAAGGCTTCTTCAAAGACGCTTGCGGCGTTCTGAAAAAGGTATCAGGCACGGCAAGCTCCAAAATTAAGGCGTACAAGAAAGAGATTGACGGACTTATCTTCGTCGAGGAGCGCAAGATACCATACGAATTCAAAGGCGGCATGGGCGAATGTCAACGGCCATTGAGGGCAAGCACGCCACAGGGCGAACGTGTTGCACTGGCACACTCTGAAACAGTACCTGCAGGAGCGACAGTTGAGTTCACAATCCAGATTCTGAAAGACGATATGGAAACAGCCGTAAGAGAGTGGTTGGACTACGGCAAGCTGAGAGGTATCGGTCAGTGGCGTAACAGCGGCAAAGGTCGCTTTGAGTGGGAGGAAGAGAAATGCTGACGAGAGAAGAAACAATAAAGGCATTTGAATGCTGCTACATGACGTTTAACTGCAAAGGATGTCCGCTTAGCAAGCAAGGGGAATGCCACGTCGGAAACTCTGGAAACCCAGAGATCAACAAAGCTGTCATGCATTACCTTAAAGAAAATGAGCCTGCACCTGCGGCAACAGGCACAAGCCCGGAGGTATCAAAAGATACCAGTTCAACACACCTTGATGATAGCATACTGCTTAACATTTGTCAAGAAGGAATAGAGGAAATGGCGAAAATAGCTCTTGACGATTATCCAAACGAGTTTCTGACAGGATATATTGAGGCGTTCAAGGACAACATCAGGAGGCTGAGAGGTGAACAGAGTGACTAACTACTCATGCCTTGACTGCAAGCACTTAAAAAGCTGCTGGGAAAGTAGCAGGCTTTATCCATGCAGATACTTTCAGCTAGCAGAACCAGCGATATTGGAAAGGAGAGGTCGAAAACATGACAGTAAAAGAAAGGCTTGACGCTATGGTTGACATGGCGGTCATGGAGCTAAAAATGAAAGAAACGCAAGAGTATGGCACTGTTACCGAAGGCGTTTACCCTATGATGATAGGCGACGTGTGGACGTTTGACGGAGCAATATCGGGTGTTCAGATATTTCCGCCTGACATTCATGCTGTAGCAAAAGAGGTCGGTGCTGAGGTGTTGGAAAACGGAACTGAATCGTATTTCATGTACAGAAATATCGCATTTTTCAGCTATAAGGGGGCAGTTTAAATGCGTTACACGGCTAATGATTGTGTCGGCTGCCCTGACGGGTGTAGATGTTGCGGCAGAGACCGTGATTATACAGTGGTCGAATGCGACAAGTGTAGAGGGCAGCTAGACCTTGCAAATGAAAATGTTTTCTGCTATGAAGGCAAAGACTACTGCAAAGACTGCTTTCGTGAAATTCTGATTGAAGAAATCAATCAGAACGACGATATTTCAATCTATGACCTTGCCGAACTGGCAGGGGTCGAGTACGAAGAGGAGGATTTGAACCTGCTATGAGTGCTAGTTTTGACAACGGCGTTCAGAAATATGTCAGGGGTTATGCGGTAGTTGAAACCGCATTCCCTGTCGACAGCAAAGGCGTGACATACGCCGCCTGCAAGTACTGCAGATTTTTCAGCCGCCGTTCTGGTCGGTGCAATCTGACCGACGAAATCGTATTTTTACCAGACACGTTCGTGGGCGCTCAATGCCCACTGGAAATCAAAGAGGAGGAATAAAACATGGGACTACCCGTTCTAATCGAGGGAGAAAGTGGCAGCGGCAAGAGCCGTTCCCTCAAAAATTTTAAGCCAGGCGAAATAAGCATTTTTAACGTCGCTGGCAAGCCGTTGCCGTTCAAGAACAATGGCCTTGCGACGCTTTCAGTAGCAAAACTTGTCAAGGCAAACAAAGGCAAGAGCCGTTATGATGTGATAAAGGCGGCTATGCTGCAATCGAAATCAAAGGCATTTGCCATTGATGATAGCCAGTATCTCATGGCGTTCGATAGTTTCGACAAGGCAAAAGAACTAGGGTACGGTAAATTTACCGATATGGCGGTCAGTTTTGAACGGCTGATAGAATTTGTTATAAATGACCTACCGTCAGACGTTATCGTGTACTTTTTGCACCACGTCGAACTGACCGACGGAGGCAAGTACAAAGCAAAGACCATCGGCAAAATGCTGGATAATCAGTTGACGGTTGAAGGACTGTTTTCGATTGTGCTGTTCTGCACGGCCGATGAGAACCACCACTATTTCATCACACAATCCAGGGGAATTTCTACTGCGAAGTCACCCGAAGATATGTTTGACGATGAAATCGAAAATGATTTGAAGTTCGTAGATACTAAAATCAGAGAGTATTGGAATTTAACTCCAAACGATATAGAAAGCGAGGAAAAGTAAATGATCGGAATTACAGGATATAAGCAGGCAGAGGCAACAAGTTTTTCAGAGCTGCCAAAGCTCCAGCCAGGTGGATATGTGGTAAAAATTCTCAATGTCAAGATTGAACCCACTGACTGGGGTAGCAGACTAGCAATTCAGTTCGACATCGCAGAGGGCGAATTCAAGGGCTTTTTCGACAAGCTGTATAAGGCTACCCCTGACGAGTGGGAGAACAAGAAGTGGAAGGGTTCAATGCGCCTGAGCATACCGCATAACACGGGCGATGAAACCAAGTTCAAGAAGTCACTGGGTTATTTCAAATCGCAGATACAGGCGTTTGAAAATTCAAATGCCAATCTACATATCGACTGTGAAAGAGATTGGGACGAGAACGTCCTGAAGGGTAAACTTGTTGGCGCTCTTTTCAACGAAAAAGAGTGGGAAAAGGACGGCAAAACAGGCTGGTTTACGCAGTGCAAGCGTTTTGTGCCTGCAAATGATATACGCAGTGGCAATTTCACAATTCCAAAACGTGAAGAGTTGAAAAACAAGCCGTCAACAGCCAGCAATGATAGTTTTGACCCGAATGCTAATCTGTCAGATTTCGTCGAAATCAACGTAGGCGATGACGCAGTACCATTCTGATGCACCCGATAGACATTGACGCCACACTTAAAACGTTCTCGGTTATCGTGGATAGCCGGGAGCAAAAGTGGGGGCATATTGAAAAAGCTCTGAAAGCCACAAAAACGCCATATACGCAGCGCAAGTTAAACTATGGTGATTATACCTGTGAAGCCGTAAAGCCTAGTAACGAGCTTGTAAGCCTTGCTCAGAGCGTTGTTATTGAGCGCAAGGCAAATTTGGACGAAATCGTGGGCAATTTCACGAAGGGGCGAGAGCGTTTTGACCGTGAATTCAAGCGGTCGGTTGAAGACCATGCAAAAGTGTTTTTAATGGTCGAAGACGATAGATTATGGGAAAATATCCTACTACACAACTATCGCAGTAAAATGCCACCGAAGGCACTACTGGCAACGTTCTGTTCATGGCAGGCACGATATAACATCACGATCATAGCGTGCCGAAAGCAGGAGAGCGGCACACTGATAAAGGCGATACTATACTACGCTTTGCGAGATTATCTTCAAAAATTGGACGGTGATTAAATGCTAGAAAATGGTTTTATAACACTAGAACGAAAAATATGCGCATGGCGTTGGTTTCGTGAACCGAACACATTGGTAGTGTTTTTATATCTGATTTTGCAGGCAAATTATGAACCGCATGATTTTGAAAACATCACAATTCAGCGTGGGCAGATAGCCACAAGTTATCCAAGCATTGCCAAAAACACGGGTCTGTCAATAAAAAGCGTAAGGACAGCAATAAAACATCTAATTGAGACAGGGGAAGTGGCAGTCTCAAAATATCCACGATATAGCGTTTATACCGTGGTTTGCTATGACAAATATCAAGACAAGCGGCAGAGTGTCGGGCAGGCTAAGGGCAGGCAAGGGGCAGGCTGTGGGCAGGCTAAGGGCACCAATGAAAAGAAAGCAACAAAGTATAACAAAGATAAAGAAATATATGCTGCTCCCGCAGCGCACACAAATGGCAGACGGACGGACAATCCAGGCAGGACAGATTTTTGAGCGAGGTGAAAAAACATGGGATATACAATGCGTGATGATGATGTGGTCGGTCTGGCTGTGGCACTGAATGCAGAAACGCACCGCAAGGGGCGTGAACTGTATTTCAAATACTGTCCATACTGCGGTGGGGGCGGCCATGACAAAGATACATTTTCTGTAAATCTTGACACGGGGGCGTTCAAGTGTTTTCGTAGCAGTTGTGGCATGACAGGTCATTTCGTGCAGCTGGCTAGGGATTTCAACTATCCGTTGGAATTTGACGACGAGCAGAAAAAGAAATACCGCACGTTACCGCCAGTGAAAATAGTCACCCGTGACAAGGCGGTTGAATATCTGCGGTCGAGGGGAATTTCAGAGATCACCACACGGAAATATAATATCACTGTCGGCGATAAGCGTGACAATTTATTAATGTTTCCGTTTTTTGACGAAAATAACGTGTTGACGTCGGTCAAATACCGCAAGACAGATTTTGTCAAAGGCAGAGACAACCGAAAAGAGTGGTTTGAAAAGAACACAAAACCGATACTGTTCGGCATGAACCGATGTACAGAAAAGCATGATAGGCTGATAGTCACAGAGGGGCAAATAGATAGTCTGTCGGTGGCAGATTGCCAAATAGATAATGCAGTATCTGTGCCAGGCGGCCAGAGCAATAAAACATGGGTGCCGTTCTGCTATGATTTTGTCGACAGCTTCGACGAAATTGTAATTTTCGGAGACCATGAACACGGCCACATAACACTGGTTGACCAGTTTACAACGTCATTTCCGCATAAGAAATTAAAAGTTGTCAGGGTGCAAGACTATTTGGGCGAAAAGGACGCAAATGCAATCCTACAGAAATACGGCTGTAAAGCGATATGCGATGCCGTGAACAACGCTGAAGAAATACCTGTTACGGCTGTCAAAAAACTATCGCAGGTCAAGGCAGTAAATCTTGACAAACAAGAACATATTAGAACTGGCATATATGATGTTGACCGATATATCGGCGGTATCTATATGGGTCAGGTGGTAGTTATCACGGGCAAGCGTGGTGAGGGTAAATCAACGTTGGCATCGCAAATAATTGCAAATGCATTAGACCAATCAGACCTTGACGGCAATCCGTATTCGATTTTTGTTTATTCGGGCGAATTGCCAGACTACCATTTCAAACGCTGGCTAGATTTGCAGATTGCAGGAAAACAAAACGTCATACGTTCGGTCAACGAATATGGTGACGAAACCTATGACATACCTGATGATGTAGTCGATAAAATCAACCGCTGGTATGATGATAGGGCGTACATATTTGATAACACGGCTGTGACGGCTGAAATCAAACTTGACGGCGATAATGCCAAGCGTGACGGTAAAATATCATTGCTGGGTACGATTGAAACGGCTATCCGCAGATTTAATGTCAAACTGATACTAATTGACAACCTCATGACGGCACTGGACGTTGACCTCAGCAAAGAATTGTATCGGGCGCAGTCCGATTTTGTAAACGCCGTTAAATACATAGCGGTTAAATATAACGTAGCTATCATACTGATAGCGCACCCACGCAAAACCGCCAACGGCATTGAACTGAATGCGGATAGTGTCAGCGGTTCGGGCGACATCACAAATAGAGTTGATTTGGTTTTAACATATAGCAAAAATAGCGACGACGACAAAGACGATTTTCAAAGCAAAATTGCCATTGTAAAAAACCGATTAACAGGTAATGTGGCAGACAACATCAAGGTCGCCTACAGCCAGATTTGTAAACGTATCGGCTGTAACAATACAGAATGGGGCAAAATCTACGGCTGTTTCAAAGAGGTTGACACGGCTGAAGACGAAGATTTACCGCCATTTTAAAATCAAGAAAAGAGGGGTGAAAAAACATGGAAAGGTCAGAAATCGACAAGCTGGCATATCGTGGCGAAGAACTACCGAACGATAGCAACATTTTTGATGAGATATATTGGCTGGCTATGTATTATCTATACAAAACCGCCACACTGAACAACATTCCTGCGGAGCAGGCGGCAAAAGCCAAGAGCGCATTGACGCAGAAGCTGGACAAGCAGATAAAGCAGAGCGAACCTAACGAGAACGTGATAGCAGCATTCAATGACAGCATTCGTGTTATGCGAGAAATGGAAAAATTCATCAGACCTTATGCGGAATTTGAAAAGAAGAGCCGTGAAGAGCTGATAGAATTTATCAAGCATATGTTTGATGTGCTGTCGGGGCTAGGTCCGTATGAGGAGGACGAAGAGCATGGGTAACAATAAATTCTGCACCAGCTGCAAATATTTCGAGAAGTCACCTGACAACTGCGGCAGAAAGAACGGAAAATATGGGCTGTGTAAATATGGTGTGAGACAGGGACTTTGCCCGAGAGTAGTCAACTATCAGCACCCTATCTGCGAAGAGTTCAAGGACAAGATAGCGGCTGTGAAATGCAGTGCTGCTACAACACTCTGCTGGTACTGCAAACACGCAGTGCCAAAGAGCGACAAGCTGACAGGTGAGCAGATAACAGGGTGCAGTTGGTCGATAGACAGACAGCCTGTGCGTGGTTGGAAGACGCACTGTCATAGGGTTTATAAGGGACAGAAAGGCACGTTGCAGTCATACACTGTGACGGAGTGCCCTGAGTTTGAGGAGGGGTAAAATGAAGGTATTAGTAGCCTGCGAAATGTCGCAAGAGGTCTGCAAGGCATTTCGTGCAAAAGGTCACGAAGCATACAGCTGCGACATTCAGACGTGTTCAGGCGGCCACCCTGAATGGCATATCTTAGGCGACGCTCTGGCTGTTATCAACGGCAATGCAGATTTTACTACTTGTGACGGGCAGACACATACAGTAGACAAATGGGATTTGCTGATAGCTCATCCGCCGTGTACATATCTTAGCAACGCAGGGGCAGTACGGCTGTACAAAAAAATTAATGAAAAAAGATACATTGATCTTGAAAGATTTGAAAATGGACAAGACGCAAAAGAATTTTTCCTGAAATTTATTCATGCACCTGTTGAAAAAATAGCTGTTGAAAACCCGATACCATCTGGTGTATATCGGTTGCCAAAATACACGCAGATTATACAGCCGTATGAATACGGACACCCGTACAGTAAAAAAACGTGTTTGTGGCTGAAAAATCTGCCTAAATTGACACCGACAAATATTGTTAAACCCATATGTTCATGGGTGTCAGGAGGTAGCAAAAAGTCGGACGGCACTGCACGCACAAACTGTGGAATGATTCATGACAGCAAGACTAGATCCAAAACATTTTCAGGCATAGCACAAGCAATGGCTGAACAATGGGGAATTGAGGAGGATTAACATGAACAAGAAAGAAATTAACGAGATCAAGAGAATATTCAGCGACGACTGTGGACTTTTCACAGTAAACCACGTTGTTACCGCATTTGTGGATGCTGAAAAGAACATAAAGTGCAAGACCAATCAACTTTACAACACTATTCCGCAGGACGAGGCGGAGCTGATAATGATAAACCTGAAAAAGGTGCTCAGCGGCTCTATCGGCAAAAATCTGCTGGAATATTCGTTTCCGAAGGGCGCATATCTTGAGGGTGGCGCACAGCCTTTCATGTATGAAACATTGCAAAGCAAGTTGCTTGATGAGGAAAAGGTTGATAATTTTCTCAACGCCATAGTTGAAAAGGTGGAGTATGTGTCTACATATACCATTTTCATGGCACACTGTACATATTCGGTGCTGAGGAAGAACAAAATGGACGAGTTTGAGGACGAAGCTGACACAGATTACAACTTCATCATCACCGCACTTTGCCCTGTAAATCTGCGTATCGACGGGCTTATATACAACGAGCAGGACAACTCTATTGCAAAGAAAGAGTCATGCGATAGAATTGTGGAGCTTCCAAGCGATGGCTTTTTGTTTCCTCTTTTCAATGATCGTGCACCTGATATCAACGGAGTGCTTTACTACACGAAAAACGCCAAAAAGCCGAACACTTCCGTTGTTGAGGAGCTTTTGGGCTGCGAGTTCTCAATGACCTGTCAGAACGAAAAGGAAACTTTCAAGGATATCCTCACAAGCGTTGTGGGCGATGAGCTTGACTATGACCTTATCACCGCAGTGAACGATAAGATTTCCACGTTCGTTGACCAGAATGCTCATGAAACTGAGATACCGACAATTGACGAACATAGGCTTTCGTCAATTCTGTGGGAGGCTGGTGTTAGTCAGGATAAGTTGGAAAAGTTGCATGGTGTGTATGAAAATGCTATGCACGGCAAGGTTTTCAGGGCTGTCAATCTGGTGGAGGATAAGGTAACGATATCAGGAATGGGATTCAAGATGACCGTAGATAACTACCATAAAGGCGACGTGTCCACTGCCATAGGCAAGGTTATTTTCGGTGTTGCTGATACGGCTGTTGACGTGAATGGTATCGGTATTAAAATGGACGGTGTTGCCAGATGAAAAATGAATATTACAATTTGAGGAGGGATAAAAAATGGTTGAAATCAAATTAAAACCTGGAATGAAGTTTAAATACAAGGGTATAGACTTTATATGCCTCGATATTATCAACGGTAACTACTTAGCGATAACGGCTGAGTGTTGGTGCATAAAGCGTTTTAACGAGGAGTTCAAGGACGGCTGCAACAACTGGGAGAAATCCACTCTCCGCCGCTTTCTTAACGAAGATGTGCTCGAAGAACATTTTAACACGGAAGATCTTATAAAGCAAACGTCTGACCTTGTCGCAGATAATGGTGATAAAGCTTACGGAACGTGTGAAGATTATATAACTATGCTCACTTGTGACCAGTACCGCAAGTATAGAGATTATGTGCCGCACTTTGAAGAATGTATGTGGACACTTACTCCGTGGAGGTGCGACACCGGCTACGCTAGCGGTGTGCGTTTCGTCTACCCGAAAGGAGCTTTCAGCGGCGACTATGCGTACTACACTCGCGGGGTCGCTCCGGTTTGTTTATTTAATTCTCAGGCACTTAGGAATGAATATTCCGGTGTCAGATTGGTGGGGATAGAATGACAAACAAAGAAAGGCTAGCCAAGCTTGACGGCGGTCAGTTGGACGCTATGTGGAATTTTCTGAAATTGAGAAAGCAATGCGAATGTACCAAGCAGGACGTGCAGCTATTGCGTGAACACTGCGAAAATATCCGCATAGCGTTGACACAGAAGAATGCAGGTCAGCGAAAAGATGGTGCCAAAGATTGCATTGATTTCGACGAATTGGGGACATACATTAATTTCGTAGTTATTGACGCTCTTGTATTGTATATTTATGGTGGTCTCGACAAATTGGAAGAGGTGCTGCCAGATGAAAAATGAATATTACAGTTGGTACAAAGAACATCATATATGCCCATTTTGCAAGATAAATAAACCTGTCGGCAATCATGTGTACTGTCACGAATGCCGTGCGAAGTATCGTGAATACCAGGAAAAACGCATTTGCAGGAGCAGAGATGAGATATATCAGAAAAATCGCGAGAGATATTATCACTATAAAGAACAGGGGTTATGCGTAAGTTGTGGCAAGCCCGCAGTTCCGGGCAAAGTTTTCTGTCAGAAATGTGCAAACAAGAAGAATCGAAAAAAACGTCTGAAAAAGTTGGAAAATGCAACGGACCCACGATGGCTATGGGTAGAAGAACATCGTTGCTATCTCTGCGGAGAGCCTGCAATCGAGGGACATAAGCTATGCCAGAAACATTATGACGAATCATGCAAAGGACTTGAAAAAGCAAGATCGGTTGCGAAAGAAGCAAAAATCGGACTACATGCTCCGTTTACATTTGGAGGTGGCAAGGCATGACAAAAATCAAACCCGAATACATCTTCCCGCTTCTGCTGATTTTGCTGGACGTGGGAGCAGCGGTTATATACGCTGTGCAGAAGGACTACAAAAAGGCTGTCTACTGGTTAGCGGCGGCTGTGTTGAATGTGACGGTAACTTTTTAGGAGGCTATATGGATAGTGCAAAAGAAAAAAAGGCTATCGAACGTCTGAAAGCGTTTGAACCTGCGGACGGATATTATTTAGCGTATAGCGGTGGAAAAGATAGTGACTGTATCAAAATTTTGGCACAACTTTCAGGCGTTAAATTTGAAGCAGTACATAATCTGACAACTGTTGATGCACCCGAAACTGTTAGATATGTTCAATCTCAGCCAGATGTAAAAATAGATAAAGCGTATGACAAAAACGGCAATCATGTTACTATGTGGAATTTGATTGTAAAAAAACTAATGCCTCCGACACGTCTTGCAAGATACTGCTGCAGCGAATTAAAAGAACGTGGCGGCATAGGACGTGTTGTTATTACTGGCGTTAGGTGGTCTGAAAGTGGACGTCGCAGAGAATTAGCGGACGTTGTTAAAATTATCGGGAAACCTAAATCAACGATGAAAATAGCTGATGAAATAGGCACAGAATATCAACAAACGTATCAGGGCGGAATCATTTTTAATGATGATAATGACAAAAATCGTAGGTTGGTTGAACACTGCTATCGCACTACGAAAACTATGGTAAACCCTATAGTCGATTGGTCTGACGACGAAGTGTGGGATTTTTTGGGCTACTATGGTTGCAAATCAAATCCGCTGTATGAATGCGGTTTTAATCGTATAGGTTGCATTGGCTGTCCTATGGCAGGAAAACATAGATACGTTGAATTTGAACGATATCCGAAATACAAACAAAATTATATAACGGCATTTGATAGAATGCTAGAACGTAAAAAGCAGCTTGGAAAAGATGCTAAAATGTCATGGCAAACAGGCCAAGACGTTTTTCGCTGGTGGCTAGGCGAAGATTTCAACCAGCTAACATTTGATGATTTGGAGGTATAACAATGTCAAGATATATCGACGCAGAAAATCTGATTAACGAACTATCGGCGGCGTGTATGCCGATATACGAAAAAGGCATAACAGGCATTCTGGGTGATAACAGCAGCATTGCCGATATAATCAACGAACAGCCTACCGCAGACGTGCAGGAAGTGAAACACGGATATTGGAAAAGTCAGAAACAAAGCGGCTTTTATCGCCTGGCGGATTATGAGTGTAGCATTTGCGGCTATGATAATGATGAAACGCCTGATTACTGCGCCTTTTGTGGTGCAAAAATGGAGGGATTTGACGATTGAGAGATATGCAACTTAACGTTAATTTCCCGTTAAGACCTTGCCTTGTAAATGGCGAAAAGATGTTATTTCATATGTGGGGCATAGGTCGGAATGAAACCATAGGTATCGTAGAGGACGCTAATGGGTCGATAATGGCAGTTTTCCCTTACAAAATAAGATTCACGGATGAAATCTTTAAAGAGTATATGCATGAAGAGGGTGATTCTGAGTGAAAGCACGAACAAACATCGTCAAACAAAGCGACATTAAGAAAGAAGTCGCAAAGGAAATGCAGAAAAGATATAGCGAACTGCAAGGCGAGATAATGCAGGATATCACAGAACAGATAATGGCGACTGTTTTGTGGACGCTGGATAAGTGGTACGGCTGGAAAGGCAAACGCCTGCGTGCATTTATCAACGCAGTAAATAGCACGTTTGACATCATGGACACGGCTGAATTCGATAACGACAATAACGCCAGCTATCTGAAAGAAACATACGGCATTGACCTGTCGGAACTGATATCAACGGAAATGACTGACAGGGTGCAGAAAGGCGGTTGAAATGACAGCAAAAGAATATTTGCAAAACGCCTATAAAATCGAACGGCGTGTAAAAATCATCGAAAACAAGGTCAAGAAACTGCGGTCGCAACTAGAATATGCTGGCATTTCTTACGAAAATACAGGTGCTAGTCATGGCAGTTGCAATGGCGACAAGATGTCAAACACCATTGAACGCATAGCAGAATACGAACGCAGACAGCAGGAACTAGCGCTGATACTGATTGACAAACGTTTGCAAATTGAACAATCCATTGACGCAGTGGCAGACGCAGACCAGCGAGAAGTTCTTGAACGGCGGTATCTTTTTTATCAGCGCTGGGTCGGAAAATTCAACAAAGAAAACGGTGAATACATAATGGGGATCACTGACTATATGAACTACTCAGAACGCACAATATATAAGATTCACGGCGAAGCCCTGAAACATATCATCGTTCCAAAAGAGTGCAGTGAAATGCAGTGAAATGCAGTTATTAATCTGCTATACTGTATAATAGCCCGATAGGGTGAAAAGGTCAGTTGGTTATTTCCTCAATAAAAGCCAACCCCATTTTTTACGCCTGAGTGGCTAGCCCTCAGGCAATGTGCAGGGGCGGTGCGCCATCACTTAACCTGCTCCATGTTTTTTACTTCTTTTGTTTTAGATCTCCTGACTTCCGCCACGGCAACAGCTATGGCGGATATATCGGTCGATACTGCAATGATGTTGACACCGATACCAATCAGCCACACACACCTCTTAACAATGTGTCCCACGTGTGGCATTTTTATTTTATGGGGGCGGTGCTATGAAAGACTTCGCATATTCTTTTTACCGCTCGGCGGCATGGAAGAAGTGTCGCCAATCTTACATTGACAAACGCATACTAATCGACGGCGGTCTTTGTGAAGAATGTCACGAACGTGCTGGATATATCGTTCATCACAGAACAATGCTGACACCAGCAAACATTCGTGACCCTGAGGTATCATTGAACCATGCCAATCTCGAATTCGTGTGCAAAAAATGTCATGATAATTTCGAGGGTCACTTCTACCAAAAATCACCTAAAAAATTAACAAAATGTGAATTTGACGCATCGGGTATGCCCATGCCCCCCTCAAATTTTGACTGAATTTTTTCCTAAGATACCGAGGGGGCAAAGGTCATTTTTTACGCACGATAAAATCACATAAGGGGGTGTAATCTGACAATGGCAAAAATCAAGAAGAATTTGAGCGAGTTGCGAAAAGCTGTGGATAGTTGTGAACCGGCTAAAAGAGAACTGGGCATAAAGCTGTTAGATCAGCTGGAGTACATGGAAAATCTGCTGAGCGAGTATCAGAAAAAGATAAAAGCAGAGGGTGCGATCATCGAAGCAACAAACGGCAATGGTTTTACTGTCAAGACAGAGCACCCAGCAAGCAAGGCATATGCAACACTAATTGGAAAGTACAATGCAATGGCTAAGACCGTTGAAGACATAATTCTCGATAGCCTACAAAAGTCTGAGGGCGACGAACTGTTGGAATTTCTGGGTGGTGCAAAGCGTTGACGGAGTTTGAAAAATATTTTTCCGGCATTTATGACGGAAATATCGTTGCGTGCGAGAAAATGAAAAAGGTTTCCGAAATGCTGCTGAACAGATTTGCAAGCCCCGATGAATTTCATTTTGACGAAGCTATTGCAACACGGCACACGGATTTTATAGAAAAATTCTGTAAACAGCCGTCTGGAAAACTAGGTCAGCCGTTGAAGCTGGAGCTGTTTCAAAAAGCAAGATTGCAGGCGTTATTCGGCTTTGTTGATGATAACAACCTACGTCAGTATAACGAGTGTCTGATAATCGAAGGTCGAAAGAACGGCAAGACAACGGAAACTGCTGCGGTCGAGAATGATATGCTAGTCAATGACGGAGAGGGTTCACCGCAGATATATAACATCGCCACAATGCTAGACCAGGCAAAGCTAGGTTTCAACGCCTGCTACAAAATGATAAAACAATCGCCACTGTTGAGCAAACATATTCGTAAACGTGCAGCCGATTTATATTTCCCACTGAACATGGGATTTATAAAGGCTCTTGCGAGCAACTCAAACAGCCTTGACGGCTTGGACGTTCACTGCGGTGTTATCGACGAATTGGCGGCGATTAAAAATCGAGACCTATATGATTTGATAAAGCAAGCAATGGGCGCTAGACAGCAGCCCATTTTATTTTGCATTACTACAAACGGCTTCGTTCGTGGCGGTATCTTTGACGCCCAATACGAATATGCAAATAATCTGCTATACGGACGGCTGACAGAAAGCAATAACCGATTTCTACCGTTTATCTACGAACTGGATAGCCCCGACGAATGGGATAAGGAAGAAACCTGGCTGAAAGCAAACCCTGGACTGGGCACGATAAAATCAACAGACTATCTGCGCCAAATGGTGCAGAAAGCCAAAGACGATCCTAGCTTTAAGGCAACAGTTATGGTCAAGGATTTCAACCTACCGCAGAATACCGAAAGCGGCTGGCTGAGATGGGACGAGCTGAACAATGAAGAAACTGTCGTGGATTATCCGTTCAGATATTTCATTGGCGGTTTTGACGCCGCTGATTATATAGACCTGAATGCTGCAAAGGCTATTTGCAAAAAGCCTGATGATGATAGGCTGTATGTAAAATCTATGTACTGGATCCCACAAGCCGTTCTTGACGCTGACGCTGAAAAGGGTGATAGGCGTGGACGAGATAGTGTGCCGTATGAACTGTGGAAATCACAAGGTCTGCTGAGGACGTGCGAGGGGAACAAGGTCAACAAGCGTGTTATCCTAGATTGGTTTTTGGAGCTGAGGGATAAGGAAGATATATATCCGTTGGCTATCGGCTATGACCCTTGGCACGTTTCGGACGAGCTGATAAAGGCATTTGAAGAAGAGTTTGGCAAGGGCGTTTTAGTACCTGTGCGTCAGGGCGTTATAACACTGTCTGACCCGATGAAGAACCTGAAAGCTGAGTTTCAGCGACACAACATTGTTTACGACAATAACCCAATTGACAAATGGTGTTTCCTGAATGTGGCTGTCAAGACAGATGTCAATGGCAACATTCAGCCGTGTAAGAAATCTGACCGAACGCAGAGAATAGACGGACTTGCGGCACTGTTGGACGCATATGTGGTCTATTATAATCGGCAGGAAGAATTTGAGAGTTTGATATGAAAGGGGTGAAAAAATGGGTCTGATAAATCGTTTTAAAAACAGGTCACAGGTAGTGACCCGATATAAGATGATGACAGAAATCGGCAACGGCTACTATAGCTGGGACGGCAACGTTTATCGGTCGGATTTGGTGCGTGCCTGCATTCGCCCGAAGGTCAAGGCTATCGGAAAACTGACCGCAAAGCATATCAGAAAATCATATAGTCGAAATGGTGACGGCAGTATCGAGATAAACCCTGAACCATATATGCGAATGCTGCTAGAAGAGCCAAACGAGTTCATGACAATGCAGAAACTATTAGAAAAAATCGCAACGCAGTTGTGTTTGAACAATAACGCGTTTATTTTGATTATCCGCGACGGCAACGGCTATCCTACTGAACTATATCCTATCCCTGCAGACAGCGCAGAGTGCGTATATATCGGCAACGATTTGTATTTAAAATTCACGTTTTTCAATGGTCAAAGATATACGTTTCCGTATGCAGATATCATTCATTTGCGTAGCGATTTTTACAAAGACGATATCTTCGGAGAACGGCTGAGTGAAACGCTGACGCCGTTAATGGAAATCGTGACAACTACAGATCAGGGTATTGTCAAGGCTATCAAGAATTCGTCAATTATCCGCTGGCTGTTGAAGTTCACCAGTTCCCTGCGCCCTGAAGATTTGAAAAAGCAAGCGCAGGAGTTCAGCGAGCAGTTCATGAGCGTTCAGAACGGCACAGGTGTTGCGGCGGTCGACAGCAAAGCAGACGCAAAGCAAGTTGACGCAAAGGATTACGTTCCAAATTCGTCGGTCATGGAAAAAACCACGCAGAGAATTTATTCGCTGTTTAACACAAACGCAAATATTGTGCAGTCAAATTACACCGAAGACCAATACAACGCCTACTACGAATCGGAAATAGAACCAGTAGTAATGGAACTGGCTGGCGAATTCACAAGAAAACTATTCAGCCGTATCGAGAGAGGGTATGGCAACAAGATAGTTTTTGAAGCGTTCAATCTGAGCACTGCGTCAATGTCAACTAAACTGAATCTGGTGCAGTTCTTCGACAGAGGTATCATGAACGCAAACGAAATCAGAAGTGTGTTCAATCTGGCTGACATTCCTTCGGGCGATCAGTACTATGTCAGACTAGACACGGCAAAGATAGACAGCAGTGAGGGAGGTGAAAATGATGAAAATTAACGTCAAAGGTACAATCATTCCGAATGATGACCAGTGGATCTATGACCTTTTCGACATTGACGCCATTTCTCCTGCGAGGGTCTTAAAAGATATAACTGCGGCAGCTGAAAAAGGTGAACCATTGGAGGTTTACATCAACTCTGGCGGTGGTGATGTTTTTGCAGCGTCCGAAATCTATTCGGCAATTCGTGAGTATTCAGGCGACGTCAAAATACACGTTGTCGGTCTTGCGGCAAGTGCGGCAAGCGTGATAGCATGTGCAGGCAAGTCAGATATATCACCGACGGCACAGATCATGGTGCATAACGTATCATCGGCGACAAGAGGTGATTACCATGACATGGACAAAATGTCAGAGATTTTGCAAAAAGCCAATGAAACCATTGCAAATGCCTACATAACCAAGTCAGGCATGGCAAAGGAAAAGGCACTGGAAATCATGGACAAGGAAACATGGCTGACGGCTGATGAGGCGGTTAAACTGGGGCTGATAGACGAAATTGCAGGAAGCAAGAACGTCAAGTCACAGCTTGTGGCGGCCTACTGCGATATCATACCGCAGAATGTAATCGAAAAGATGAAGGCTGAGCGTGCTGATAAAAAGATAACAGCACAGGCAAGGCTTGACAAACTAAAGGAGGGTTATAAAAATGACAAGACAGGAAATGCTTGACAAGGCTCAGGCTCTTATTGACGATGGCAATTTTGAGGAAGCTGAAAAGCTGATGAATGACGCTGAAAAGGCGGCAAAGACACAGGCAAATCTGAACGCTATGACAAAAGACCATGCGTCAGACACTATGAAAAATATCATTGAAAGGAATGAAAACAAGATGAGCGAGAATGCAATCACACACACATCAAACATCTATGACAGCATTGAGTACAGAACTGCATTTATGCACAACGTTCTCGAGGGTACACCAATCCCTGCAAAGTTTGCGAACGAGGCACAGAGCACAAAGACCACTGACGTTGCGGCTGTTATTCCGTCAACAACCATGCAGAGAATCGTTGAAAAGCTGGAGGAACACGGCCAGATCTATGCTCTTGTCACAAAAACCAATATCAAGGGTGGCGTGACAATTCCTACTTCAAGCGCCAAGCCAGTTGCAACATGGGTCGCTGAGGGCGCAAGCTCTGACACACAGAAGAAGACTACAGGCTCAATCACTTTCAGCTATTACAAGCTGAGATGTGCTATCTCCATGTCACTTGAAGTTTCAGTGGTATCACTCGACTTCTTCGAGACAGTATTTGCTAATCAGGTAGCCGACGCAATGATCGCTGCTATCGAGACAGCAATCATCAAGGGTGACGGCTCAGGCAAGCCAAAGGGTATCACAAAGGAAACTGTTGTCAGCGGTCAGAACGTGGACGTTGCACCGGCAAACGGCATTACATACAAGACCCTGTGGGATATGAAGAAGAAAATTCCATCAGGCTACAGAGCAGGTGTTAAGATGTTCATGAACTATGCAACATTTTGCGATATCCATGCACTGACAGACACAAACGGACAGCCTATTGCTAGGGTCAACTATGGTCTTAATGGAGATATGCAGCCATCGGTTCTGGGCACACCTGTTGTGTTCTCAGATGATATCGACGCTTATGCGGACGCTGTATCGGCTGATACCATCGTGGCATTCTTCTTCCGCCCCGAGGACTATATCCTCAACACAAATCTTGCTATGACGGTCAAGAGATATGAGGATAATGACACCGAAGACCAGGTAACAAAGGCTGTCATGCTGGTAGACGGCAAGGTCGTCGACAAGAACAGCCTTGTAACGCTCACAAAAAAGAGCAAGTAATCATGTGAAAAGGGGGGCATAACGAATGCTTGAAAGTTTGAAGAATTCGTTGAGGATATCACATAACAAGATAGATAGCGACATTATGTCAAACGTGGACGCCTGCATGGAAGACTTAAAGCGTGTGGGCGTGTTCGTTCCCTTTGACGCTGATGATTGCAGCGCAATTCTGAAAAAGGCTATCGAAAACTATGTCAAATGGCAGTATGATTTCAACGGCAAAGGCGAAGATTTCCACAAGAACTACGAGCGTCTGCGAGACGCACTAAGTCTGAACGAGGACTACACGGAGGGGATTTAACAATGTTTAATGATGTTGTAAAAATTGCCAAAGCAAAGATAGTTTCAGACGAGATAGGAAACCAAGAAAAGGTCGTTGATTGGGAGAACGCCAAAGAAGTGTTCTGCCAGGTATCATCAATCTCACGGTCTGAATTTTACAGTGCCGCACAGGCAGGGTTTCAACCTACGTTGAAAATCAAAATGGCAGATTACTATGACTATGATGACGAGGATATGTTATTCTATAACGGTCGGGAATATCGTATCATACGCACATATGTCGCAGGAACAGCCATTGAACTGACGGCTGAACGTTTTGGCGGTGATAGTTGATGAAATCGGTTGAAATTGATGTCAGTAAACTGGCAAAACAGGTCGCTGATGACCTGAAAGAATATAGTGAAGAAACCGCAAAGATAGTTGACGGCTGTATCGACGAGGTTGCAGACCAGTGTGTCAAAAAGCTGAAAACCACATCACCACGCCGAACAGGCAAGTATGCCGAAAGCTGGAAAGCCGAAACAGTATACGCTAAGTCGGGCAACAAACGTGTTGTTGTGCGAAACAAAAAATACTACTACCTGACACATCTGTTGGAGCATGGTCACGCAAAGAAAGGCGGCAAGGGCAGAGTAAAGGCATTTGTGCATATCAAACCTGTTGAAGAATATGCACAAAAAACACTGCCTGAGTTGATAGAAACGAGGTTGAAGAAATGAATTTGACATTGGCTGATATACGTTCACGATTAACGGCTATCGACGAACTGAAAGACAAAGTCGCATACTATTCATCACGTGATGAAATGAAAACGCCCTACTGCGTGTTTTATCGTGAAAGCACCATAGACAGCGGAGACGATATGCACCCCGCAAGCCTGCGAGAGCAGACGATAGTCATTGAATTGTACACTAGAAAAATCGACGTTGAGTTAGAAACGGCTGTTGAAAAGCAGTTTGCGGATTTTGATTTGGAAAAGTCTGAAAGCTGGATTGAAGACAGCAAGGAATATCAGATAAGATATTCATTTACCAATTACTTGAAGTAAGGAAAGAAACAATGCAATATTTAGGCGGTAAATGCAAAATTGCAAAACCTATCTCAGAACTTATTTTACAAAAAAAAGAAAATGTTAAGACGTTTGTAAGTTTGTTCTGCGGCGGCTGTGCAATCGAAACAAAATTAGCACCACATTTTGAAAATGTTATATGCAATGACCTGCACCCGTATCTGATAGCTATGTATCAGGCATTACAAAACGGCTATGACTTGCCCGAAAATATATCCGAGGAACAATATAGATATATTCGTGAGCATAAGGACGAAGATAAGGCGTTGACTGGCTTTGTGGGTTTTGGGTGTTCGTTTGGTGCGGAATGGTTTAGCAGCTATGCCCGAAACAAAAGGGGTGACAATTATGCCAAGCAAGGTAGGAATGCTATAATGCGAGATATTGAAAATCTTAAAGCAGCAAAATTTACCTGTACCGATTATCGCAGTGTTGACATTCCTAACGGGTCTATAGTATACGCTGACCCACCATATGTTGGCGTTACAGGCTATTCAACAGGCGAATTTGACAGTTCTGAATTTTGGAAATACATGAGAAAAATCAGTGAGAAGAACACAGTGTTTATTTCGGAACTGCAAGCACCTGACGATTTTGTTTGCGTTTGGCAAAAAGAAATTTTAAGGACGTTAAATAGTAATAACAAACGCCCAAAATCTGTTGAAAAATTATTCATACATAAATCACAAATCTAAAAAGGAGGAATTAAAATGGCTGAAACAAAGAAAGCTCCAAGCAATATCATTCTTGGAAGCGGTTATATCTACTATCAGGATTTCAACGATGAAACAATACCTGATGTTGATACTATCTGCACCAAAGCCAATGTTTTGGGCTATATCCAGGGCGGTGCAACCCTGTCTTATAAGCCGACATCCTATACGGCAAGTGATGATGACGGCACGCACCAGAAAACAATCACCACCGAAGAAGAGGCTACACTGAAAACTGGAATCGTAGTATTCAACGGCAATACGCTTGACGTTCTCTGCGATACCGCAAGAGTTACAGAAGATACCAGCAAGAAACGTAGAACTGTCAAAATCGGTGGTCTGAAGAATATACGTCGTAAGAAGTATGTTTTGTGTTTCCACCACGTTGACGCAGCTGACGGAGATATATGGGTCATGATCGTGGGCAACAACCAGAGCGGTATCGAGCTGGCATTCACAAAGGACAAGGAAACTGTTATCGACGCAGAGTTCAAAGCACTGCCAAGCGACAGCGAGGGAACGCTGATTACCTATATCGAAGAAGACAAGTCGATAAGTGCCATATAAGCAACACAAATACACAGCCTACTGAATTTTTCAGTGGGCTGTTTTTTTGGAGGTGTATAAAATGCCAAAGACGTTGAATTTCAATAAAATGCAAAAACCTAGCCTGCGCATTGAGCTGGCTGACGAAAAGCATACCACGATATTTGTTATGCCGCCCACAAAGGGTGAGATTGAAGCGTTCGGGGAAATATCTGCAAAGTTAGGCGGCAACAAGCTGGACGAAGCAATCGAAATGTGTGCAAGGTTGATGTCACACAACATCGCAAAGATACCAATAACGGCTGAAACACTAGCTGATTGGGACATCTATGACATTCAGATGTTCTACCGCACATATATCGACTATCTGCTAGAAATCAAAAATTCAAAAAACTAGCACTCCCCTACTATCCACCGCAGGATAGGGAGGGGGAAAAATATGAAATTTCCTCAACGTGGGAAAAATTAGTTGCGGACTATATGGGCATATCGCTATATGATGTTGATGATATGGACTACTATGACTATCTGCTGATACGCCGTGACGCATTTATCGCACGGCTCAGGCAGACAGAGAGCGGTCAAGAGTACCTAGATAACGCATATAGATTGACCCTGACGAAGCCTGACCGGCAGGCTTTGCGAGAAAATTTTGGAAAGGGGGTAATGATAGGTGGCAAAAAGTAGCATTAAGGGCATTACTATCAAGATAGGCGGTGACACCACAGGTCTTGACAAGGCGCTGAAAGAAACAAACAAAAAGAGCCGTGAGCTGGAGAGCGAGCTGAAAGCGGTCGATAAAGCCCTGAAACTAGACCCGAATAACGTCACGCTGGTCAAGCAAAAGCAAGACCTGTTAAAGGACAGTATCAAAGAGACAAAGTCAAAGTTGGACGTGCTGAAAGAAGCGCAATCGCAGGTCACAGCACAGTATAAAAAGGGCGAGATAGACGCAGGACAGTATCGCGCGTTTCAGCGAGAATTGGAAACAACGAAGTCGAAGCTGTCAAGCCTGAAAGACGAAAAGAAAAATGTCAATGCTATCGGCACGGCATTCAAAAAAGCCAAAGACAAGGTTGAGCCTGTCATAAAAAAAGTTGAAAAAGTCGGTTCTGCCATAGGCGGTGCGGCAAGCAAAGCCGTAAAGTTCACGGCAACGCTAGGCAAGATAGACACGGCTATGATAGGCAAGGCGGCTGACGGGTTCAAAAAATACACGCAAACCATAGGTGTTGGTCTTGCGGCTGTAACAACGGCACTTGCGGCAAACGTTGAAGCAAGCCGTGAGTGGAACAGCGATATGACCAAGCTGAAAACAAACGCCGAAACCAGTGGCAACAATTTTGATTTTATGAAATCAAAAATGCAAGATTTGGTGGCTATCACTGGCGAATCTGATTCAAGTATTGAAGCGTTATCAAACCTTATGGCTGTCGGTTTCAGCGATGAACAAATGACGCCTGCTATAAATGCACTCAGCGGAGCGGTTGAAAAATTTCCTGACACTTTGAAAATTGAGAGCCTTTCAGACAGTTTGCAGGAAACCCTTGCCACAGGTGCTGCGACAGGTCAGTTTTCAGAACTTATCGGGCGTATGGGTGATAGCGTTGATGATTTTAATGCGGGTCTACAGAACTGCACATCAGAGGCAGAACGTCAGCAGTATGCCCTTGATTGGCTGGCAAATTCGGGTCTGTCGGAAATCAATGACGAATACCAATCTGCAAATAAATCAACGCTGGACTATGAACGTGCTAGTTTTGAATTGCAGGACGCCCTTGCGTCTTTGGGAACTGCGTTCACACCTGTTATGGCAGGTGCAAAGGGAATGGCGGCAGATTTTCTGACAAAATCGTTGCCAGCTGTTCAGAAATTGTCGGGCGGTTTTACCAAACTGTTTGACGGCGTTTCTAGTTTGCTAGACGCATATGACAGTGGCGGTCTTGACGGCTTGACCGAACAAATTCCTGTTGTTATATCTGGGCTGTTCAGTTCTGCGTCAGAAACGCTTGCCGAAAATGCACCTACACTAATCACAGCGGCAACTACAGTTCTAACATCTATCATTCAATCGTTGGCACAATCTGCGCCGTCACTAATCAACTCAATTTTGCCGTCACTGCTTAACGGCTTTTTCGGGTTGATAAATGCGTTGGTTTCAACTATCCCTACGCTAGTGCCTGAACTGGTGCAGGGTGCAATCACACTGTTTTTGGGTCTGATTGACGGACTAAATGACGTTATCGGACAGTTAATGCCAATGTTGCCTAGTTTAATAAAACAAATAACTGACACGCTGATTGAAAATCTTCCTGCAATCATTGAGGGCGGTTTCCAATTGCTAACAGGATTGATAACAGGTCTAACTAAATGCACGCCCGATTTGATAAACGCAATAATAGCGTTGATACCTGTTATAACAGATTCGTTGACAGAAAATCTGCCTGTGCTAGTCAAGGCTGGTATGGAATTGATTGTTGCATTAGCACAGGGGTTGCCGACTGCAATTCCTGCTATCATAGACGCACTGCCTGATATAATCAGCGCTATCATAGACGGCTTCAAGGAAGTTGATTGGCTGGACTTGGGCGCAAATATTCTCAAAGGCATTTTGAACGGTTTAGTTTCCGCAGTCAGTGGAATCTGGAGCGTTGTTGAAGATGTTGGAAGTGCCATTATAGACGGATTCTGTGATTTTTTCGACATTCATTCGCCTTCAAGGGTTATGGCGAAAAAGGTCGGTCAGTATCTGCCGTCAGGTATTGCGGTCGGCATGGAAGATACAGCAGACGAACCAGTGAACGAGGCACAGGCTATCGTTGACAGCGTTGCAGGTGTATCGGCTGAAATGGATCCTGTCATGATAGGCAGGCAGACCGCAAGAAAAACGTCTGACAAAATATCAACCGAAGCTGACAGCACCACACAACACGGCAAGAGCGGTGATCTGACAGTGGTTATGAACATCGATGGAAAACGTTTCGCCACAGTGACAGCACCATACATGGACGTTGCTATGGCTGAAAAAATCAATCTGAACGCAAGGAGGGCGGCGGACAATGTCTAGTATAACGATAAACGGAAAAAATTCCTATACCGATTTCGGGGCGCTACTGACATCACGCAGTACACCGCCGCCAAGTATCAGGGATATATCGGCTACTATACCATACCGCAATGGCGACATATGTTTCACATATCAGAATGGCGGTAAACCTACCTATGATACACGAACACTGACATACAAATTTGTATTTATGGACTGTCCGAAAACCGCCCTGCGAAAAGCAGTGGCAGATTTTGAAAACTGGATTTTGTCGGCTGGAGAATGTGACCTATATGATGACGCTGAAATTTACCACTATAGGGCAAGAGCAATCAGTTGCACCGAAAGTGAAAAGGGATATCATGTTGAGGTAACGGCAACGTTCAAAGCACAGCCGTATAAGATATCTGACGATTTTTCAGACAAGGGCTTTGACGATTTCAGTTTTGAAAATGACTATCTGAATTTGACAGATATGACATTGACAGCGGTTAAGCAGACACGATACGCCCCTCCTGCAACCTTAAAAATCTTTTTGTATTCGGACGTGCCGATAAAACCACGTCTGATATATAGGCGGTCTGCTGATGATACCGACAAGGTGGGTTTCACGTATTTCCAAAATAACAACGTTGATATATCCGAAAAGGTATACAGACCGACAGAAAAACCATTCGATATTGATGAACTGATTTTACAGCCTGGCGTGAACACTTTGTCAGCGTATGGCTTCGGGTCGCTCACACTGAGTCTGCATGAGGAGGTGTTATAAATGCACACTGTCACTATCACAAATGGTACTGAAAAAACCACGATACATAGCGATAACCTTGACCGCATTTCAGGTGGAAAAATCGTCAAGGCTGTCAATGCCGTTGACAGTTTTACGTTTACCATATACCCCGACAATGCAGGATATGACAAACTGAAACCACTGACAACATCGGTCACTGTCACGGACGATAGCACAGGCAAAGATGTTTTTATCGGACGTGTACTGAAATGCCCTGACAGCATGAACGAGCAGGGTCTGATTTGTAAATCAGTCACCTGCGAGGGACGTTTAGGCTGGCTATATGACAGTGTTCAGCCGTATGTTGAATACAAAATGGTAGGCATTCGGACAGTGCTAGCGTCATTCATTTCCAAACACAATACGCAGGTCGGCGATGACAAACACATATCGGTCGGACAGGTCACTGTGACGGGCGAAAATAACTACACGTATTCTGTCAATTGGGTATCGACTATGGACGCTATATCTGAACAACTGGTCGGAAAATTCGGTGGTGAGATACAACTGAGAGACCAAGACGGCAAAGTGTACATAGACTATTTGGAACATATCGGACACGGCACAGATACCAAGATAGAATTAGCAGTCAATCTGAAAACTATCAGCCGTGAAGTGGACGAAACGAGCGTTATTACACGGCTATATCCGTTGGGCGCAAAGCTGACCGACAGCGAGAAGCGGTTAACTATCGGCGCTGTGAATGGTGGTAAAGACTATATCGAAGATAGTGCGTTAGTTGCTAAGTATGGCGTAATCAGTGGTACACAAACGTGGGACGATGTGACACAGGCGTCAGTTTTAAAAACAAAAGCCACAGCATACCTGAAAAGTGCGAACAAAGCCAAAAAGCAGTATAAAATAACTGCGGTCGATTTGTCGACAATTGATATGAATTTTGAACAGTTTGAGCTAGGGTGCTGGTATCGTGTGGTCAACCCTCTTATGGGGATTGACGAAGATCTGCGCATAATCGGCATTACTATAAACCTTGACGACCCTGAACAATCCGAGCTGACATTTGGCGACAAATTTGAAACCATGACAGGGTTCATGACAGCCAAAACCAAAAGCCTGCAGACAGCTATTGATAATAGCGAATTCAGAAATCGTCAGGTCATAGACAGCAAGATAGAGAACGCCACAAAGTTGATAACAGGCGCAGAGGGCGGACACGTCATTCTTGACCCGTCCGAGAAACCTGAACGCATTCTGATTATGGATACGGCTGATATAAATACCTGTAAATCCTGCATTCAATTAAACAAAAATGGTTTAGGTTTTTGGAAATCATCGGACGGCGGTTCTGCGAAAAACGGACCGTACACAAATGCGTGGACTATCGACGGAAATTTGGTGGCTAGTTTTATAACTGCCCTGACCCTGACAGGGTTGAAAATCAACAATGGCAGCGGAACGTTCAAGGTGGACGAAAGTGGAAACGTGGTCGCTAACAAGCTGTCGTCGAAATCAGCGACTATTACAGGCGGAAGCATTAATATTCAAACATCTAGCCAAAATACCAGTGCAATTCAGTTGTCACACAACGAGTGGACGCTGAAAGTCAGCCCACTGGAGATACGCATTGATAACAGCACGATTGGCGGTCATATCGTCCTGCAGGCTGGTGCTATGTCGGGCTATTGGAATGATGAATTAAAATTTTCACTAGATACAAACAGCGGCAACATATCAACGTATACAGACAGCGGAAAAAAGGTATTTACAGTTGACACCAACAATCGGGCGATGTATCTGTACAACGAAAACGAAAAAACCGCAGTACAATGCTACGGCAAAACAGGTGATATCATGTGCAATAGCATAACCACGAAGAACCACACACTAGACTAGGAGGGATAAAATGGCAAATAATGTTGATTTGACAACAGCAATCGAAACTGTCCGAAACGCATTTTACGGCCGTGATGTTCGTCAGGCGTTGGTTGACGCACTGACGGCAACGGAGCAGGCAGTAAATGACCTAAATCAGAATAAAATTAAAAGCGGTACAATTGAATACACGCTGGAAAAGGCGACCTCAAGCGTGCAAATACCGCTGAATTTGGATTTTACGCCAAAGCAGATATGCGTGTCACTGAGGGATATCGGCACGCCTAGTCCATTTCAGAACTATTGCACCCATGTGCAGGTATACAAGGGCGCATATTTCGCAGTAATCTGCATGGGTCCTAGCAATGGCGCA